GTTGAAGGACTGGAGCAGGAACTTGTTGGCCACGTTGGACAGGATGCCGCTGATGTCGATGCTGGACGTCCCGAAGGCGGCGTGGAGGATGGCCTTGTGATTGGCCCGGAAGCCCGAACCCGTCTGGCGGCCAACCCACCCGCCGATCTCCGCGACGAGCATGATGATTTCCTGGAGGCCGAGCCGGCCGAGCTCGTGGGAAGCCTCCAGGGTTTCGGGCTTGAACTCCTTGTCCATGTTCGGAAGCCGCCCGACGGCGCACAGGGACGCCTCGGCAACCTCCGCCGTCAGTTCCGGCCCCTCATGGGAGTGAATGGCCGGACCCTTGGGCCTGGCGGCCTGCAACTCCGCGATCTTGACCTCGGCGGTCAGCCGCGGCTCATCCCAGCCCTCGTCGCTGGCTTTGGCGGCCAACTCGGGCCATTTGTCGGCGGCGACCCTGGAAATCATCGCCTGCCGCTTGCGCTCGGCGCCGGCGGAGGCGCGGATCGCCGCAACGGGATCCTCGGGCGCGGGCGGGGCCTCAGTCGCCTTGGGCGGGGCGGGGGTGGCGGCCTTCAGCAAGCCCGCAACTTTGAGGGCGTCGTAGGCCGCCTGGAGCGGCGCCTTGTCGGCGTCCGACAGACTGGCGGCGTCCTTTCCTTGGGCGGTAAGCCACTGAGCAAACGTCGGTTCCATGTGTGTTTCTCCTGCGGCGCTTGCCGCGACTTTGGCGGACGCATTTTCGTCGCCGCCGATGGTTACAAAACTCACTTCTCGCAGCACGCCGGCCCTGACGATGTACAACGGGCCGGTGAAGCTGCGACCATTTACAGACACTTTGGCCCCGGCGGCGACTTCTTCCACCTTGCCGTCGTCGGGCCAGATTCCGATAGACAGGGGCCACTTGAAGCCGCCGCGGGCGTGCATGACTACTGCACCGGCCGCGTCCTGGGGGTCCGCAACGTTGCCGGTGATGTTCCCCGCAATCGTGACGCTCCGGGCCTTGATCTGCGCCGTTGCCTGCCCGACAAGCTGGCGGCGGTCGTGGTCTTTCAGCAGCACGATGGAGTCGGCCGCCCGCAACCCGGTCAGGTCCACAAGCACCGGCTTGCCCCAATCGACGTTCAGGAGTCCGCCCGAGTAGGCCACTCCGCTCATCGTCGGCTGGGTCGGCTTGCCGCCCTCTGCCGGCGCGGCCGCGGCCTCGATGGCGCCAAAGGCTTCGGGGTCGCTGGCGTGAAGTTCGGCGAACTTGCCCGCTGCATTCAGTGTGCGGTTCATGCCTTTTTGCTCCTGGCGGTTTCGGCGGCCTGATCGTCGGCCTGCTTCTTCTGCCGCTTGAGGTCCTGCTGCCGCTCATCCTGGTTGTTGGCGTCGCTGACGGGGGCCTGCCCCTTGCCGGCAAGGATGGCCTCGCCGAGTTTGCGGCGGTATTCCTCAACCGTCATTCCGAAACTCGTTGCCGCCCGTTCATCCTCGGTGTCCCAGTCCAGGCTCTTCTTTTCGTATTCGGTCTGGCGGGAAGTCAGGCCGCACTCCAGGTCCACGCGGCGGGCGTTGGCCTCATCGACCGGGTTGACGCCGTAACCGATGGTGCCCCATACCCAGTGATGCGAAATCCGGTCCCTGTCGAGCGTGGCGATGATCGGGTAGCGGATGCCGTAGTATTTCAGGGCCTCGTCGAGCCAGTTGTCCATCATGCGGGCCATCAGGTCATCTTCAAGCTCGCCCTCTTCGATTTCCAGACTCTTGCGGTAGGGCAGAAGGTCCAGCCGGCCGGACGCGAAGTTGTATTCGCTGGAGTTGCCGGCGGCGACCCCGTAGGGCATGCAGATGCAGCGGCCGAAGTCGTTGACGATCTCCGCCTTGAACATCTTGAACGTCGTCGCCGGGTGCTCCGCTTTCATCTGCGCGGCCTTCCAGCCGGCCGGCACGGCGGTCATCATCCGCCGCTCCATATCGAAGCTCGTCATCGGGATGACGGGGGTGGCGACATACTGGCCGTCTTCAAGCGTGTAGGGCGGCATTTCCGTGTAGAGCAGCACGGCGAAGTCGGCGGCGGCCTCAGCGGCGTCGAGCGTGGCCAAAATGAACCGGCGCCCTTGGGCCATCAGTGGCAGGGCGGGGGTGATTTCGGGCACGCCGCGGACCTGGCCGGGCCGATCGGCGCGGAACCAATGGACCATCTGGTCTGCCGGTATGGTCAGCACCTCGTCGGCCTTGGGGGCAAGGTTGGGCTCGCCGGGGTGGACCTTTCGCATGTGGTATTCGACGGGGTTTCCCTCATCATCGAACACGATGCCGTCGACGTGGTTGGGCGTCGGGGGCCGCATGACCGGATCGGCGATCTGGTCGGCCTCGACCAGCCGAATGTCGAGCTTTACGGGGTGGCGGAGTTTCTTGTTGGTTGTGAAGAGGGCGAAGACTTCGCCGTCCTGCTTCTTGGCCACGGCCGCGGTGCGGAGCTTCGCCCCAAGCTTTGCCGCCGCCGCCCACTTGGCGAAGCCTTCTTCCAGGAGGGAGTTCGCCTCGGTAACCCCGGTGTCGAACTGGACTCGCGGGCATTTGCCAACCAGGTCGTGCGAATAGGTCATCAGGATGCCGCGGGCGGTGCAGTTGTTGGCGACTTCGTAGCGGGCTCGCCGCCGCAGGGTGGCGCGGACAGAATGGGAGTTGGCGGCCATGGCGCCGAGGCTGTCGGCGTTGGCCCAGTGCCGCATGTTGCCGTCGCTGGGGGCGGCGGCGTCGTAACTGGCCGCAAGCTGGCGGCCCGGGCGGGGGCTGGTCGTGGTGATCGGCGAGTGCCCGCAACCGGCCAGGGCGGCCATCGCGGCGGAAAGCTCCCCCTCCTGCTGCTCATCCCACTTGCGCCAGGCGTTCGAACGCCTCTTGGCGACTATGCGGTTCATCTTGGCCGCGGCGGACTTGATGGCGGCAACGCCCCTCATGGCCTTGGGGGCCTTGCGGGCGGGCAGCTTCCTTGTCTTGGCTTTGAGTTTGCTCATTGCGTTCCGGGGGGATTCATTTTGACGAACCGCAGGCCGAACCCGTTGGCGCCGTTGGCCGCGCGAGCATTGGCGGTGTATTTCGCGGCGGCGATCTGATCCGCCAGGTTGTGCTCTTCGGACTCGCCCATGCCCGTAACCTGGACACGCTTGGGTCCGGTTGCCGAGCTTGCGATTGACTCGTTGATGTCGGCTGCGTCAGTCATGCCAACACTATTCGGGACGGGGCGGCGGTTCGGCAAGAGAAATCCCCCGACAAACGTCAGATTTTGCTACCAGTGATATTCGGGGCCGCTACAAGGGGCTTAGAAATGAACATCGATGTTCATTTATTGCAACATAGGCATGTTGCCAACAATCACTGTTCTGTCGTCGTCCAGATTCGGCCGCAGTTGCGGCACACGCGGTAGCGGCGGACGGCCCCGTTGACGCGGACCGTGTTGCGGACGTTCTTGCCGTCGCTGAACTGAATGCAACCGCACTTGGGGCATACGAGCCCCAGCCCGGTTTCCTTGCGGGCGTCCTCGGCGAACCCGGCGAGGCTCTTAGGCTCGGGCAGATCGGCGGGGGTGGTCATCGTCTCGCTCCCTTCGCAAGTGCGGCCAGGCTCATCGGGGCGGGCAGGCTTGACGCCCGCCGCTCCGCCGGGTCTTCGCAGTTCGGCAGCTTGATCCCCTGCATCGACGCCGCAACCGCCGCGTACACGCTTGCGTCGAGCCAGTGATTGTCGGGCCGCTGGGGCCGCAGGGTCCATTCCTGCACATCGCGCCCGTGGCCGTGGGTGGTTACGAACGTCTCGGCGGTGATATGGGACGCGAACAGGGCGTGATCGTCCGACTGGCCGTAGATGGTCATCGCGCCCGGATCTCCGGCGGGGGTCAGGAACGCCGCATGGATGAAACTCTTCCAATAATTCGTGTCGATGGCGACATAGGGGAACTCCCGCGTGCCCCTGGTCAGGGGCATGTACCAGTGTTCGCCGTGCCGCTCGCCGGGCTTTCGTTTGTAGCTGCTCATGGGCTTGGTGCCGGCCCTGATGCCGACGCCCTTGCAGAGCGTGGTCGCCGAACCTCCGACCTTGCGTTTGACTGCCGCAACGGCGGACGCCCATCTGCCGCCGAGGTCGATTGTCAGCCGCCCTATTCGCATGAGCCCCGCCCCGCCGACCTTGACGTAATCACGGTTGAGGAGCAGCGGCACCAACTCTTCCAGGCCGGCCTGTATGGCGCCGTCGATGCCGCGCTTGGGATACTTTGCCGCGAGATTGCTGGGCCCTTCGGCCACGTCGCGCAGGGTGAAGACGCGGCGGTTCTGCTTGGGCCAGACGCCATAGTCCAGGATGTAGCCGGTGAAGTTCGGCTGCCAGGCCGTGACGACGTACCAGAGGCTCGACTGCTGGACGTCAATGCCGGCGGTGATCTCCGTGCATTCGATCGGCACCTCGTTGGCCGCCCGGCCGTTGACCTTGGCCGCACAGGCCGCGGCGGTCAGAATCTTGTCCGCCGCCTCGGACGACAGCGGGTCGTTCTGAAACTCCGCGGCGAAGCCCGCCGGGCCGTATTTGTAGAAGGCGTGCATCGTCGCCTGCACGGCGGAGAGGTTTCGCTTATCATCGAGCCGCTCCGCCCAGTCAACTTGAGCGCCGCAGTCCATGCAGTCGGCCCGCCACTTGCAATCGGGGCAGGATTTGGGCGGGTCGTCCATCGCCCGGCCGCACTTGGCTTGTCGCTTGCGGTAGAAGGCGAATGATTCGTCCAGCGGCTCATCGGCGCGAAGGGCGCGGTCCCTCAACTCGCGGTATTCCTCCCAGAGGGCCTTGTTCTCCGGCCAAGAGTAGAATCGCCTTGTCCTCTCGCCGCGATAGTTCGGGTACAACTTCCGGTCGAGAAGCTGGTCGGCCAAGTCGCCAGGGAGAATGACGGTGCATGGCACCAGCACGGCCGTCTGCCTATCCGGCCCGGCGAGGCCCTGCACGTCCTCGTTGATGACCTGCAACCGAAACGTTGTTTGGCCGCCGGGGCCCTGCGACCTCGCGGACTCTCTCGTTTGCGGGTCATCGCAGATGGCCAGCGTCGGGCGGACAACCCTCCCGTCCGGCATGGACTTCCAGGCCCCGCGAATATGGCCTTCGAGGCTGTTGCACTCTATGATCGCGCCCGATGCCCGGCTTCCCTTGATCGTCGGCAGGACAATCGCGTCTATCCCCCACGAGATATTCGTCCTTTGCCCGTTGTGCCGTTGGCCGGGGCATTTTCTGCCTTCGTTGTTAATCCCGTGGATTGGATAGCAGACTTCGGGGAAGTCCTCCAGGAGCAGTGGATTTCCCGAGAGTTGGTCCTTGAACCACGTAATAGCCTTCTTGGCGTCCGAGGCCACGGCGCCAATCAGTTTCACGTAAGGGTGCCGCCCCGTCAGCACAGCCCACATCGCGGCCGCCTGGCAGAGCCTCGTCTTGCCGCTGCCGCGAGGCATGGCGACGGCAAGGGTTTCGCCGTCGATGACAACCCTCTCGATCTTTTTGATTATCCGCAGGAGGTCCCTGGACCATTTGTAGAAGAAGATCGCCGGAAAGTACGCTTCACAGAAATAGCGGAATGACTCACTCGCCTTCTTGCGGCGCCCGCGGTTCTTGATCGGCGGGATGCGGCCGATGTCCTGGGAGAGGAAGGTTTTTTGCCGGCCCCGCCGGCCCTCGGTCTTTAGCTTGTGGGCGGCAAGCAGGGCGGCCTCGGCCCTTGTGCGATGTTTCGGCTTTCGTCCCCTTTTGGCCAATGTGTCAGCCTTCCTCTTCGCCGTCCGTGGCGAAGCCGAGGGTTTTCTGCAGCTCATCTATGGGCGTGATGACCACGATGCACTTGCCGCCGGGGACTACGCCGGCCTTGACGGTGTGGAGGTCGATGACCTGACTGTCATCCGTGGCGAATATCCAGGCCGTCTGATCTTCATCCCTGGGGCGGCGCTTCAGGGAG